CTTGATACGAATAAGAATATAGTATTGTCTTACTTACATAAGGCAATCAAGGTTCTTAATCAACTCATGATGATCGAGGACTCCTTGGTTATCTACAGAATATCTCGTGCTCCTGAGCGTAGGATATTCTATATTGACGTGGGTAATTTACCTAAAGTCAAAGCGGAGCAATACCTAAGAGAGGTAATGGGTCGCTACAGAAACAAACTTGTATATGATGCTAACACTGGAGAGATAAGAGATGACAGAAAACACATGTCAATGCTCGAAGACTTCTGGTTACCCAGAAGAGAAGGAGGACGAGGTACTGAAATCACTACGTTGCCAGGTGGACAAAATCTTGGAGAACTTACGGACATCCAGTACTTCCAGACTAAACTCTATAAAGCACTAAACGTACCAGCTGGTCGTTTAGAATCTGGTCAGTCATTTAACATTGGAAGATCTTCCGAGATCATGCGTGATGAATTGAAGTTCACTAAGTTTGTGGGTAAACTCCGCAAGAAGTTTAGTGAGATGTTCAATGACATTCTTAAGACTCAACTCATTCTAAAAGGTGTAATCACACCAGAGGACTGGGATGGTATGAAGGAGCATATACAGTACGATTACTTATATGACAATCACTTTACAGAACTTAAGAATATTGAAATGTTAAATGAGAAGTTGAATGTAATCAATGCCATGGAACCATACATGGGACGTTACTTCTCAACTGAGTACGTACGTACAAACATACTTGGTCAGTCTGAAGTCGAGAAAGAAGAACTTGACATACAGATGAAAGATGATATTTCTTCAGGTAAGATCATTGACCCATTAGATGCTGTCGCTATGGATAATCAAGCCATGACTGATGAGCAAGACAATGCGGAACTTGATAAAGAAATGAAGAAAGCTCAGATCAAAACACAAGCAGAGAAGGGTACTACCAACCCCTCTGGATCTACCAGAACCCCTGCTAAAAGTGGGAATGGTAATAAATAACATTACGTAACACATTATTATGTCTACACAAGAACGAGATATCGTTGATTTGCTTTGGAACGACGACCAGGCTGACGCACTGGATAAACTCAAAGACATGCTACAAGTGAAAGCTGCTATGGCAGTGGACGTTAGTAAGCAGAATGTTGCTGACAGAATGTTTCCCCATGTACCCGACGAGGGTGCAGTGGAACCAGACCCAGAAGCACTGGAAAACCCTACCGCTGAACTAGAGGAACCTACTGATGAAACTGATAACGGAACAGAACAATGATATAGAGATTCTTACCGAAGAAAAAGACGGTAAGAAATCAACCTATATTAAAGGAGTCTTTCTTCAAACTGAAATTACCAATCGCAATGGTCGGATGTATAAATTCGATACCATGAATCGTGAGGTATCTAAGTATAATGAAGAATTCGTTGGACGTGGACGTGCTCTAGGAGAACTAGGTCATCCAGAGGGTCCTACACTCAACCTAGATAGAGTGTCACATAAGATTGTTGAACTTTATCCAGAAGGTACAAACTTCATAGGTAAAGCAAAACTTATGGAAACACCTATGGGTAAGATTGCAAAGTCTTTACTCGAAGAGGGTGTACAACTAGGTGTCTCTTCCAGAGGACTTGGTTCAATTAAGAAAGAAGGCAACTGTCAAATAGTGGCAGATGACTTTATTCTATCCACTGCTGCGGATATAGTAGCAGATCCTTCAGCACCTGATGCATTCGTAGAAGGTATATACGAAGGACGTGAGTGGGTACAGGCAGATGGCAGATTCAAAGAACGTCAAATTGACGAGATCAAGGCTGCTATTGACAATGCACCATCCCCACAAGAACTTCAAGAAAGAAAGATCTCCGCGTTCGCGGCTTTCCTAAGAAGTATATAAAGTATAAATAAAAGTAGTAAATTACCGCAGATCTTATTTCGTAGGAGCAAACATGGCCACTATAGATGAAAAATTTGAGAAACTCATCGCGGAAAAGAAAGCAACTGAAGCCGTAGCTGAAGAAGCATCTCTCCCAAAGACCGAAGTTTCTGAAGACGCAGCAACAGGCAACACCGCAATCACTGGTGGTGCTGTGCCACAACAAAAATCAGACCTTAAGAACGACGCTATTGAAGTCGGTGGTTCCTCTAAGGAGAAACCTGAAGGACCTGACAACGTTGGGAAAAAAGCAGCTGCTCCAGTAGGAGTAGAAAAAGACAAGACATTAAAGATGAAACCATCTGGTGCATCATCCTCAATGCCTGGTGCTTTATCTGGTAAGATCTTTGACGACGTAGAAGTCGAAGGAGATGCGGTTACTGAGAACAACGAAGACATCGCAGCAGTATTAGCTGGTGCAGATCTATCTGAAGAGTTCCAAGAGAAGGCAAAAACTGTCTTTGAAGCAGCTGTAGACGCAAGAGTCGCAGCAAAGATTGACTCCCTTAAGGAGCAAGCAGCAACCAAATTCGTTGAAGAAATTGATTCTATCAAGGACGAGTTTGCTAGCCGCGTAGAGAATTTCCTTTCATATGCTGCAGAAGAGTGGCTCAAGGAGAACGAACTTGCTGTTGAGCAAGGTCTCCGCACTGAAGTCACTGAGACATTCATGGAAGGACTAAGGAAATTGTTCATCGAATCAAACATCAACGTCCCAGAAGATAAACTGGATGTTGCTGCTGAGATGAGCGAGAAACTAGATGACATGGAAGACCGACTTAACGAACAGGTTAAGAAGAATGTCGAACTACACGAGGTAGTGGGTACCTATCGTAAACATGAGATTTTGAGTGAACTTACCAGAGGTCTCGCTGAGACACAGAAGGATAAGTTTAAATCCCTTGCCGATGCAGTCGAATTCAAATCTGACGAGTCGTATCGTGAGAAGCTAGGCCAAATTAAGGAATCATACTTCGGTGCTCCGAAGACTGAAACCGTAACTGAGGTTGCTTCAGAAGAATCTGCACCTGTTGCAGAAAAACAACTTGAAACTGTTAGTGAGAGCATGGCAGCATATGTCGAGCAACTTGCTAAAAGGATCTAATTCACTTCTATAACTAACATTTTAAAATGTTCAACACAGAAAAACTACAGGAGAAGTGGAATCCCGTACTAAAGCATGATGGTCTTCCTGAGATAAAGGATAACTATCGTAAAGCGGTAACCGCACAACTCCTAGAGAACCAAGAAAGGTTCATGCGTGAGGAAAAACAAATCCTTACAGAGGCACCTACTAACGCAGGTCCTATCAACACCCCTACAACAGGTAGTGGTGCTAACTTCGGTTTCGACCCAATTCTTATTAGCTTGATTCGTCGTGCTATGCCTAAGCTTATTGCTTATGACATCGCAGGTGTTCAGCCTATGAATGGTCCTACAGGTTTGATCTTCGCAATGAGATCACGCTATGTGAACCAGTCAGGAAACGAAGCATTCTTCGACGAGCCAGACGCACAGTTCTCTGGTACTCAAGGTGGTACACCTCCAACAGCAACAACTGAGAAAAACCCAGGTTTAATCAACGATGCTACTGGTGGCGGTACAACAGAAGGTAACTATGACCTTGCTTCAAGCAAGTTTAGTTCATCTGATCTTGAATCATTAGGAGAAGGTACATCTACAGCGTTCATGGAAATGGCGTTTAGCATCGACAGAATTGCTGTTGAAGCTAAAGGTAGAGCACTAAGAGCAGACTATTCAGTAGAACTAGCTCAAGACTTGAAAGCAATCCACGGATTAGATGCCGAGTCTGAACTAGCAAACATTCTTTCTACTGAGATCCTTGCTGAAATCAACAGAGAAGTTGTTAGAACTGTTTACCGTGGTGCTAAGCCAGGTGCTCAGGTCAACACTGCTAACGCAGGTGTATTCGACTTAGACGTTGACTCAAACGGAAGATGGTCTGTTGAGAAATTCAAAGGTCTTCTATTCCAGATCGAAAGAGATGCTAACGCAATCGCACTAGAGACTCGTAGAGGAAAGGGTAACGTAATCATCACTTCAAGTGATGTTGCTTCTGCTCTTGCTATGGCGGGTGTTCTAGACTACTCATCAGGTATCAACCAAGCAGTTGGTGGACTTGGCGAGATTGATGACACAGGAAACACATTCGTTGGTACAATCAACGGAAGATTCAAAGTGTACATCGACCCTTACTCAGCAAACGTTTCAGCTGACCAGTACTATGTTGTTGGTTACAAAGGAACTAATGCTTATGACGCAGGATTATTCTACTGTCCTTATGTGCCTCTCCAGATGTACAGAGCGATTGGTCAGGATACATTCCAGCCACGTATCGGGTTTAAGACAAGATACGGAATGGTTCTTAACCCATTTGCTAAGGGCATTACAGCACTTACTAACTCTGATCCACAGCATAGCTCCAACGTTGGTGCTAACGCTTACTACAGAAGAGTTAAGGTTGCTAACCTAATGTAAGCGAGTCGCTTATATTTTTCTAAAGAGACCTTCGGGTCTCTTTTTTTATGCTAAATAATACTATGAATACATTTTCCCCTGACAGTAAGAACTTTCTATCACCCGTCGGTTTTAAATTCCTTATAGAAAGGATACCTACGGTAGAATTCTTTTGTCAAACTGTTAACTTACCAGAAATAAGTATAGGAAATAGAACTATAGAGACCAGAGTCAAGGCATACGACACACCTGGTGACAAGATGACCTTTGGTGATCTGAACTTGACGTTCATGATCAATGAGAATATGGATAATTACTATGAGATATACAAATGGATGAAGGGACTAGCAAATCCTCAGCATGAGGACGAGTTTCATAAGTATCTCAAGGGAGTGAAAGAAGTGGGAAGGCAAACAAACTTCCAAAAAGTGACTACAGATGCTAGACTGTTAGTATTAGATAGTAACTTCAACACTGTAACCACCACTGTGTTCATGGATGTGTTCCCTGTATCCCTCAGTGGTGTCAGGTTCTCAGCAGACCCCACCGACATTGACTATGTAACTGCCGATGCCACCTTCAAGTACACCCTACTAGAGTTTATAGATAGCGACGGAGATAAAGTCTAATATATAATATAACAGATCATTAAGCATGAATCTTGAAATGATTGAGTCCATGTGGAAAGAGGACTCTAAACTTGACGATGAAAAACTAGACCATGATTCCCTTGCTATACCAAGGAAACATGCTAAATATCTTCAATTACTTAATCAAGTAACTATGCTCAGAGATGAGCATGAACTAAAACTAAAGTCACTTTACCGTGAACTCTGGGAATTTTATACTGGAAAGTCAACCAAGCCATTTCCTACTAAACTTCTAAAGACAGACATCTCTATCTACATAGATTCGGATGAAAAATACCAGAAGGCTGTGTTTAAGCTGAAGTATTATAACCAGATGATTGATACTCTCAAGAGTATACTGACGGCTGTGAACAATCAATCGTTCATGATTAAGAACGCTATTGAGTTTGCTAAAATGTTAAAGGGTTATGATGTCTGATGTCCTTATTAAGAAGAAGAATGAAGTATATCTTACATTGGATTGTCCTCCCCACGTACAATATGAATTAGCAGACGAGTTTACCTTCGAGGTGCCTGCAGCAAAGTTCATGTCTGCCTACAGAAAGAGGTATTGGGATGGAAAAATCAAACTATTCAGTCCAGCTACAGGCGAAATATATGCTGGCTTGCTACCTTACGTTACAACTTTTTTACAAGAACGAGGGTACGAATACAAATTCGTCAACAACGATGTCTACGGACTTCCAGAAGAAGTGGATGACCTTGTTACACCCACTGGTGTCGGGGCATTCATTAAGGGACTGGCACTACCTCACAAAGTAAGGGACTATCAGTACCAAGCAATCTATGAAGCGATGAGGTTCAAGAGGAGACTGCTCCTGTCACCTACCGCTAGTGGTAAGAGTTTAATGATATACGCACTGTGTAGGTACTTTGGCATGAAAGACCTTAAAACGTTGATTGTAGTGCCTACTACGTCCCTTGTAGAGCAAATGTACAAGGACTTTCGAGACTATGGTTGGAACGCAAAGCACCATTGTCATAAGGTATACGGTGGAGCGTCGCCATTTTCTGATAAAGATGTTATAATAACTACATGGCAATCCATCTATAAGTTGCCAAAGAAATACTTTTCTACCTTCGGTGCTGTCATAGGTGACGAAGCACATCAGTTCAAAGCAAAGTCGTTGACTGGTA